ATAATACATACGCACCGTCTTACAGCCGTGATGTTTAAAATAAGCCACAAATTTATCCGCCGCCTCTTGTATCCATTCCGGGGGCAACGTGTAAATCGTTTTCAGTACACGATAATCCTTTCCCTGCTCCTGTCCCACGGAAATAGATATCATATTACCGAAATCCACCCCGATCTCTAGCGGTTGATCCTTACGCAAATACTTCAATAGCCGACAATCCTCTTCATCCCGGATTCCAAATTCCGGGGAATAACGGGAAGACGTGCCATCCCCGTAATAATTGGCAGACTTAACCGCAGAATAAAATTTATTCCCCGCCGCCAAACGGGGCTTCGTGGATAATATAGCCGTCAACACGTCTTCCAAATTACCCTCGAATTCATCCTCGAAATATTCCGGACGCAAAATATCCGCGTTAATATACGACGATGCTATATAGAAAAACGTGGATTTCTGTCGGATCACCTCGTACCTCTCCTTCCAACGGTCATACAGTCGTTGTTTATTCTTTATCTCTACCGGATCGCCTATCTCTTTCGCCACGATCAACTCTTCCGTCACCTCGTTCATCACGAATGCCACTTTCAGTATATTCATGATATTCTTCTTTTTCATCCTCCCCGCCTGCTTCAAAATCCAATCATATTCACCCACGTTATTTATATTCGGCATATCCGTCGTGAACGTCTGTCCCCGGTAATACACGCTACGCCCGTATTTCACGTAATACCCTCGTAACGCTTTAGTCAGCTTGGCAATTTTCGCCTCCGGAAAGAACTTCACTTCATCACCGATAATATGCACGTAAGAATTACCCGCTGCCGCCGATGGGCGATCCAAACTCACGAGAGTAATATTTAATCCGGTGAAAAAAATAATCGTATGCTTGTAAGACAAAATTCGATTATAAGGCTTCCACAAATGTTCCCGGAACTCTTCCGGAACCGCTTTCAACATCTCCGGCGTAACTTCCGGTGGCTCTTT